TAAGTTAATATATATAATGGAAATAGAGGAAGTTGATATACAACTAAATACTAATCTTAAAGTTTCGGGTAATCCTGTCGAGTTTAAAGCTTTTGATTTTGTTGAGCCAGTCGACATTAATCAAGAAAAAGAAGCCTTTACATTTATTAAAGATTTTATTAAAAATGATGTTGAAGATTACGACGATAAATTATATAATATTACGGTTCATTATGGAAATAGTAATTATGATTATGGATTTTTTGCCTTCGATGTATCAAAGGGATTTTCAGATTTTAACAACCTTAAATTTATGAGCCCTTTAGATTATTACGACGAACAACGAGATTTAAGCTTAATTTTTGGATTCGATATTTATTTAGTAGAAAAACCAGAAAATAAAGGTGGAAACGATAAATATAACATGTGTTTATACAAGGCTTTAAAAATATCGTTAGGTGATAGATTCAAACACGAAGCTAAATCATTAAAACAATTATGTGGGGTTAAGTTTGGGGATAAAATACCCGTTGATAAAATACCCATAATCGAGAATAAATATAAAATTAATATTATTATAAATGGTGATTACTCATATTTAGGAGCCCAAAAATATAACCAATCTACTGAAATAATACTTAAAAATGGACATTATTACAAGAAGAAAGAAACCAACATAGAAAGGAAATTTAAATGTTTCCCATCTGGTCTTCCTCTTGTTATATGGGATAAAACAAACTTAGAATATTATTTTAAAGGTGATACTTTACCAATAGATAGACATATAGTAATGAGAAATAAGAATAATTTAAGTTTATCTAACGAAGAACTTTATTCTAAAACAATAAAAGAATATAACGAATTAAAAATAGCATCTAATGGAAAATATGATATTTTAAAATATCGTTCTATTCCTGAAATGGCATATAGTATATTTTTTGAACATTTCAAAGCGGTTAAACCTGACTCAATCAGCTTAAACGAGGCCTTATGGTTGAAAAATGCAAATAATGGCGGGATGAGATTCGCAAAAATTAGAAAATTAAAAAAAGGTTATTCATACGATGTTAACCGTTTCTATCCTTCTTTGCAGTGTGACACTTTAAACGTTCCAATCGAAGCCCCATCATTTGGTATAATGGAAGAATTACCCCAGATTTTATCAATAGGAATTTATCGAGTTAAAATAAAAACAGATAACCCTTTTTTTTCACACAATAAATTTAATTTATACACACAATATAGTTTAAGATTCGCTCGCCGAATTGGAGCAGAAATTGAACTTATTCAAGATGGAAAATTTAATTCTATGATTTACACAGGTAAAAAGATTTCAACAACAAGATTAAAAAACATATATAATGAACTATACGAATTATCTAAAAAACATAAAATTTGTAAATTAATAATGAATACAATATGGGGGAGTGTATGCGAGCGGAAAAAAAAGATTATTTCGACATCGTTCCATAAATCAATAGATTTAAATCCTATGGATATTATAACGAGACATCATAATAAATTCGAAGTTGTTAAATTTGACATAGAACAATATTTTAAATCAAACTTTGCTAGGCTTGGTTGTTTTTTAACATCTAAAGGACGATTCAATTTATTCAAAACTTTTGAAAAATACCAAGATAAAATTATTTATGTTCACACGGACGGATTTATTACAAACAAAAAAATAAATATTAAATTAAGTGATAAAATGGGATGTGTTAGATTAGATAAAACATATTATGATTTAGAAATTATAAACAAAAATAAAAAAACCTTTAATAAAGAAATTTAATTTAATCTAAAGAAAAAATAATGTTATACTATATAATGACTACAAATAGTAAAGAAAACGCCAGAAAATATTATTATAAATACAAAGAACGAGACGGCTTTATTAAATGTGTGTGTTGTAATAAAGATATTTTAAAAATATCTATGAGACATCATATTAAAACTAAAAAACATATTAAAAACGAGGGTAAAACTGAAGAGGATAAAAAAATAGAAGAAGAACTTAAACAACAGATTCAAGATTTACAGAACAGATTAAAACAGCTTTAATTATTTATAATAATATATAATTAAATAAGTTTCAAAAATAATAAAAATCTCTAGAATATAATAATGACGAATAATTTTAAAGATGACTTAAGATTAGGACAAAAATACGAATTAGAGTTTATCAAATATATAAATTATGAAAAATATTCAATATCTGAAGGTGTGTTTAAGCCTTACGATATATTATTCGAAAGTGGACACAAAACTTTAAAAGTTGAAGTTAAAACGGATAGATTAGCCTCAAAAACGGATAATATTTGCATCGAATACGAGTGTTCTAAAATAAAATCTGGCATTTCTACAACAGAAAGCGATTATTACGCATATTTTATATTACATTCAAACGGGAAAAATTACGATTTATATTACATTCCAACTAAACAAATTAAAGAAAATATCAAAATGAAAAAATATAAATTCACAGTTAATGGAGGAGATAACAAAAGCTCGAAAATGTATCTATTTAACATTAATGTTTTTAACAAATATAAAATAGATAAAAAATCTAAATTTAATATAAATTAATTAATAAATTATCATCATTAATTATTTTATATATATATAATTTTAAATGTCGAGGTATTGTTCGAGGTCGCTATGTTTCATTGCCTTACCTCCTTTTTTACCATTTCCAAGTTTTACGATTTCGCCGCCTTTCTTTTTACGAGAAGCTGGCTTTTTTCCGTAACCATAAGAGGAGGCAAAACGGCCGAAAGGGGTTTCATCTCCTACAAATTCTCTAGCTCCTGGGAGGTTGTTCCGTAAGAATTTAGAACTATCTTTAGCGAAAGGGGAACGTAAGAAATTAACGGTATTATCGAAAGCATTTCTCCACCAATTACCTCCCAATACCCTTTGCATTTCGCTGTTTTGTTCGGTCATTTGAAGGGGTGATTTTAACATTTGCTCGGCTGTCATAAGTGGGCGATATTCGGTAAAGGTGCCTTCTGTATCGAATACGAAATTATCGGTGAAAGTGAAAAGGCGGACGGTAATATCCATTGCTTCTGCGGTTTGATTTTTATAAGTAAGTTTCATAGACATATTGATAGTTTTATTTACGTTAGCAACGGTGGTTTCGTCTAAAGGCAAGTCTGAAGGGCGGAAGTAGAAGGGACTGCCAACACCAAAATTTAAGGCTGCTTGGGTAGGGTCGGCCGCTTGGCCATAGAAAACAGCGGGCCGTTTGTTTAATCCATTTTTTGAGCTTAATTTATATAATTGGTCGGGTTGCATATAAGAAAGCAAATTAGATTGGTTGTCAGTATCTATAGAAATATTAACTAATGGCACTTGTAAAATAGGGCCATAATCTTTTTTCGTTTGAGTTGCGATAACACAGAACATAGAAGGAACACCATTTAGTGTGATATTATTAAAATTTACTACAGGTTCCGAATTGGCAGGTAAGGTTTGGCTTACAACTTGTTTAGATTCAATAATAGGAGAATTATAAACAAGTGTTTTAGGGAGAGTAGACATTATTTTAACACTAGGTTTGAAGGTTCGTACAACTAATTCGTACGATGAAATTTCAAAATCACTAATAGCATCCCCCACGGATTTATTAATGAATTTTTGAGGGGTAATATTCATTTGAAGATTAAGAATATAGCTATTAATATTTCTAAATGGTTGGGCGTTTAATACATCACTATACTGAAGAGGATTCACTAGTAGGGCTTCGGTGACGTCGAAAGTAATTTTATAACTAGCATCTGCTACTAATTCTGTTATAGAAGTAATATAATTTGCCCCTAATCCTCGAGTGTCTATAGAATCGGTAACATTACCGCCCGAATTTAAAGGATTGTTGTTTAAGGTTTGGTCAAAAAGTGAATAATCGTCACTTCTTGAGACCTGAGATAGTAAAGCATTTTGAGCGGTGTCATTGGCTAAGCAGAAAACATCAACCATTTCCGCAGGTGAACATGCCCATTTTTTGCCGTTCTGTTCCAAAGTTGCATTAGGGATGCATCTATTAATAGCCATATTCGCTAAGCCTATAGAATTCTTTAAAGAAGCTAATGTTCCAGCAACAACGAACGAGCCTTTAACATTGAGAGACTGAACACTATCGACTAGTCCATCTGGGAAGCTAGTGTTCCAACTTACAGGGCCGACCGCTTGTTTATCGCCAGTAGATGGCTTAATTCTCCGGGTAAAATCACTAGTATTTCCGACGCGAGAGCCGACAGCTACATTTTTTTCAGATTTCCAATTATAAATATCGGGTGCAAGTAATACAGATTTAATTTCTGACATTATATATATTATATATTAGATAATATTTATTAATAAATATACTTAATTAAATTATTAGACATAATTAAAGATATTGTATTTTTTTCTTAGATACTTTTAAACATTATTTTAATACCTGCTTTAGATAGTTCACTAAACAAGAAAACCTGATATTTATTTCCGTCGTAATCATACCACACAAAGTTAAGATTAAATTGATTGAAAGTATTACTTTCGTTTAAATTGTGATATCTGTGGTCAGATTCTGCCGCCGAAAAAACGATAGTTTGTATGCTTTGATTATTTGACTGGAAATATTTATAATCAGTCAAAAATACCCCAATATTATTAGAAATTTCCCCACTTCCAGACGGAGGTAAAAGCTCCGAATTTACCGGAAGATTATTAGATTCTAAAACTATCCGGGAAACAGGGCTTAAAAATTCTAATGTTTTATTGTCTTGTGTTTCTCTATCACCTTTTAAATTAATTGAATAAAATTCATCATCTAATTTAGATAATGGAAAAGAATTGAAACCAAAAACCATATTTTCGTTAAATACTATTTCGTAATCATCTCTAAAATTAGAAGATGAATCAATAGAAAACACTAAAGTTTTATCATCAAATGAAAACGTAGGGATTGACTCAACAGATTGGGCACTACACACACTTTCTAGAGTTTTTTGAATTCCTGCCGCTACATCGTCATAATCATAAATAAAACCGTCTTCGTTCCAGTCTGTAAAATCTATATTATCGTGGTAAATAGTTCCTGATGATTTTTCGTAAATACCTATTACATAATCAAATGTTATTTTAAATAATGGCAATCTCACACCCATAAGAAAGAAATTCTCTATAGAAACAATATAATCTTCAGGATGATTTAAAATGTTACTTTGTCTTTTAATTGAAACATTAGCAGGGATTAATTGTTGATTATTTCCTGTCATAGATTGATTTAAATAAATATATTTTGTCATTATTAAACAATATATAATTATTTATGATTTAACTAAAAAATTTAACCGTTAATAAATCAGGTGAAATTTTGTTTTTTTTACATAACCTTTTAATTTCTTGATAAAATTCATCGTTTGTTAAATGAGACATAGCACAACGTAATAGACACCATCGCCCACAAGTTGAAATATTTCCCTTATCGCTTTGTAATTTATAATCACTATAATCTACTTTATAATCTGAATTTAAAAACAATCTAATTAAAGTGTTTTCTTCTTCTTGATATAATTCCTTTCTTTGGTCTCCTGCGTATTTCTTCTGCTCTATATCCGGTTTGCCTCCGTAACTATCAAAAAAATATAGTGTGTCGCCTTTTCTTGTTAAACAACAGTAATGCCCATATAATCCCTGGCTTGATTGATAATTAGGATAGTAAATTATAACTCTATCATCATCTTTTAAAACTTGGTTAATATTATTCATTTTAATAATTTCGTCATAATCTAAAACCTGAATATGACCTGCCGAAGATGGCATTTTTAATCTCCATAATGTTTTTAATTGGGTAGGAGATAAAGGAACAGTTAATAAATCCATATTATATAATTATAGATTAATATTTTATTGTGTTAAAATAATTTCTTTTTGAGACAATATTAAAGATTCGTCCAAATTATAACAAATCCATCTCGACTTCCTTAAAATTCGATGAACTCTTTTCAATTGCGAACTATCGAAACCTAGATAATCTTTAAATAAAATGTTTCTTGTTCTAACATTAGACTTTTTAAACAAAACTAAATTAGTCGATTCACTTTTAATTAACGAGAATGTAATCCCCCCGTTTGTTTTATGATTACAAATAATCATATTTGTTTCGTAATGTCTGCCTTTGGTTAATAAATGGTCTCGTAATAATTCAATCATTACTTTATTTTTATTGTTTTCGTAGTCATCAAAAACCACAACCGAGTTTTTAAATATTTTTCCTAGGTGCTCTTCTTTAAATTTTAACTCATATTTTGACCCACCTACTTTAACGGGTTTCTTATTATTCAATTTAAGTTCTATTTCTAAAATTTGATGTGGTTCTAATTCTTTTTTAATATGTTTAAATTTAATCTTTTGTGTCTCATAATCTAATTTTTGCTGGTGATAATCTGAAGTGGTATTTTTAACGAAATCCTCAATATCCAAATAGTGACATTTTCCAAAGTTTTCTTCGTCAATATCAGAAATAACAAAGATTTTTTTAAATCCTGCTTTTCTGTATTTTTGAATTAATTGACAAGCAAAAAAAGTTTTTCCACTTCCTGACATACCACTTAAAAAATACACATCTCTCTCCAATTGGCCGGATAATGACGGAGGTAAAACCTCAAATAAACCATTTTCTGATGCTTGAACCTCATTATTTATTAAATTTTCTCCTTCTGATTGTAATTCGTGCCTGAGTGATTCTCTCCCTTTTTGGGTTCTGGCTTTTCTTCCAAAAGTTGCTATTAAAAATTCATCGGAAAAGTTCCCTCTTGTTTCAATACTATCGTTGTCTAATGATACTATTCTATTTTTTCCTTTGTTCATTAATTCGATAGCAACAGGAAAACCTTGATTATTGAAATTTAGGCTCATATTATATAACCTTAGACAATTTTTTCACTCAATGTCGTTTTGCCAAAAATATATTAAAATAAAGAGCCACCTATTACATATTGGCAAAACAACATTGAGTGAAAAGATTTTCTTTTCTCTTTCATTGAGTGAAAAGATTTTCTTTTCTCTTTCATTCCGAGCCTTAAATTTTATTGAAATCAATGTTTTTAATTGATAATATGTAATTATTTAATAAATGATTTAGTTTTTTATATATTGTATTTAAATTAATTATTTTGATATTATCTAAATTTCTTAATATTGGATAATGTGCCCCAATCTTAATAATTATATCTTCTTTAATATTTGATAAAACATTATTTTTTATGTCCTTGTTAAATTTCGAGTCTTGGAGTGCTTTAATTCTGTTTAATGTCAAGTAAATAAAACCGGGATGTGAATCATTAAGAATACTTAATAATTGTTTATTGTTGGGTTCCAAACTTCTTAGTCGTTTTAATACCTTGTAATATTGTTTATTATTCAAATAATATTTAATGTCATTTTTAATTAATTCCTCGAAATTTAGATTAATATTTTTATCTGAAAAATCATAAATAATAGATATATCTTCTATATAAATTCCATTATATAAATGAAAATCTAATTTTAGCCATTTCATCAGCGAGGCACGAGTACCCATATTACTATTTTGTAATAATAATTTAGTCTTTTTAACATTATGTATTATTTTTATAGCATCGTTATAATTTCTTATTTTCTTATCTCCAACTTTTAATTTTACAAATGAAACATTATCTTTATTTTTTTTCATAATTCCATTTAGTAAATATTTTAACAAGTTTTCTAAATCTTTTATATTTACTTTTTTATAAAAATCAATATCTGAAGCCCATAAAGTGATAGGATACGAACCGTTTAATTTAAGGGGTGAAGCGTCAAAATTTAATTTTTCAATCATTACTTTATGTTTATTATTGAATTTTTTAAAGTTATCTTTAGTGATTAACATTAATAAGATTTATATATTTTTTATTATCTCCATTTAATATATATATGAGCGATTTTAGTCGATATTTACTTAGTTTAGTTACAGAGTCAGCAAATAGAGAAGCAGAAGGACAACAAAAACGAATTCAACAAGTTAATAATGATAATTTGATAGTTGAAGCATTAGTTGAAAAACAAAGAAAAGACGATTTAGTTTTGGATGAATTCGAAAAAGGAGATTTTAGAACACTTGAACAGAAAATGAAAGCCTCTAAATTAGGTACTCAGGTTAATAATTTATTAGTTTCACTATTGAATAATATCAATAATCCTAAACCAGGAAAACTAGAAATTTACAAAGATATTATATTATCACAAATGAACACACTTCAAGAATTAGCAAAAGAAGACGATTTAAAACCCGAAATCTTCGAAAGTGTAATGAATTTTGTCGACTCTCCATCTATTGTAAATGGTACAGTATACACAGACACCCAAAAAACAGCAATCAAACGAAAATTTACACAATTAGAAGCAATTTTTAGAAATACCGGAAGGATAATATTACCTGGCCCGGTGGTTGAAGAGGAAGCAGAAGCGGTAGACGATGCAGCAGCGGCGGCAGAAAGGGACGCGGAAGCAGAAGCGGCGGAAGCAGAAGCAGTAGAATTAGCATTAGCAGCAGAGGCAGAAGAAGCAAAAGCAGAAGAAGCAAAAGCAGCTAAAGCGACTAAAGCGACACCAGAAAAACGAGAAGAAGAATTAATAAAATCTATATTTTCTAGAGCTAGTGGGTTAACAAATGATGAATTAAAAGAATTACTTGAACCATATATTATAGAAAAAGGGAAACAACGCACAAAATATTTAAAATTACAAGATATAAGCGTTTCATCTGCTAAAAAAGCCGACCTATTTAAAGAATTAATGGATTTAATGAATCAATCAAAAGAAGTAAAAGAACGAATGGCTGAAAAACTATTATTTACTTGATAATTTATTATCTAGGTTTATATATATAACAAATGGAAATATCAACCGCAACAACAATAACAGCCCTCAGTAGTCTTTACCCAATCGCCTTATTTACTTATAGACATTGTCTTAATCGGGTTCGTAAAGCCTCCAATATTCAGAAACACACTCTTTTAATTCCTTCTAGAAGTGGGAAAACTTATTTATATCAAAAATTAGCCTCACAAAAAAACTATATGATTATAGATGTAGACGAATTTATGAAGACATGTTCAACACCTGAAGAAATAGAAAGGTTAACTAATGCT